TTCCTGTTTATTCAAATCTCCCTTTTCAATCTTGTTGTTACATTCCTGACAAAGATATTTAACTACTTTTTTATTGGTTAATATAATTGCGTCCTTAAAATTGATTTTCTTTTTACAACTAATACATTCTACCTCTCTATTTTGACCAATACCTAATTGCTCTGCAATTTTTTCAAGCTCTTTAAGTTTATCTTTATTTGTTAAGTTTCTCATTTTTTTATGGTCGACTGCCAAACCATTTAGTCCCCTTTTTAACACAATTAGTACACATATAATAATCAATCTTTTTCATTACTGGTGGTTTATATAGTTTTTTACCATTTTCAATCTTAAATTCGCCCTTCTTAACCATGTCTAATCTAATTTGGTGCATTCCTACAGCTGTCATATTATGACAGAAACTACATTTAACCATAGGTGCAACTACCTCCTCTGTTTCATTTATTTTCTGTTTTTTGGGTATTAGTATTTTGTTCATTTTTGTTTACCTCAACTGGAATTGCGTCCTTTCCAAAAGGTGTGCTTACTGGTTGATCTGGAATTGCTTCAAGATACCATACAACAACATAAGCTTTATTTTCAATAGAATAAGCATTTCTTCCATTAAGAAAACGTTTAGTATTATCTATTGTTTCTAGAAAGCTGTTTACTTCCTTATCAAAAACTTCTAACTGTTGTGAAGTAGGATTATCAGGAGATACAAATGATTTAACCTTCATATAGGCACGAACTGTTCGTTGCCCTGTATTTGGAATATTTTGTGGGTTCATAAACTTATCCTCCTAACTAAAACTAAAAACTTATAATAATTATACAAGACTAATTTTTAAAAGACAACAATCTTTTATTCTTCTCCTTGACTTTCAGCTGGTGCATCATCATTTGCTGGATCTTGATCTCCACGTCCTCTACCTTGAGTTCCTGATGATGGTTGAGTTGTATCAGGAGAAGTTTTATCTGGTTTCTTTCCTATTGCTTTTGGAACTTCAATTAATGAATCGTTTTTAGTTCCAACAAGATAATATTTATTTGCCCAAGGTTCATCTATTGGTAGTTGACCCATAGCTATTCTTGCTTCATTAAATGTATATAATCCTTTAGTCCAACCTGTCATAAAATCTCTACGAGATGATTCTGCTTCTTCAAGACCTGCTGTTTTAAAGTCAAATCTCCAACCCTCAATCCCTTTTCCCTCTTTTACAATCTCCTGTGTTATTTTCTGTGATATTAATTTTCTTAATATAAAGATATTAGAAATATAGAATGATCGTCTTGCTTCAGCTGATGTTGCTCTATTTGTAGTATCTGGAATACCAACCAAGAATAAAGGAACACCATATTGTCCTGATATTAATCTTGTTCCATAATTAAGAAGCTGAAGATAAGCCATATCTTGAGGAGTAATACCTAATGGTGAAGCCTTAGCTCCTTTAAATGATACTAAGGTTTTTCCTGCATTATGTGGTCCTTGATAATTTTTTTCCCAAAATGCTGATACTGCCTCTGCATCTGCTTCAGTAGAATCTTCAGGAAGTTCAAGTTGAAGTGGAGGACGACCACCATTTCTAAGAATATTAATATTGTAAGTTAAAGCTCTTAATAATAATTGATTACCAGCCATATTATCTTCAAGCACAGCTCTACCATAAAGATCTGCTTTTCTATTAGGTCGTCTTATTTGACAAATTTCTGAAGCCTTATATATAACTGCCTTTAATCCATCTGTATTACGTTTATATCCTGTTTTTTGTAAAACACCTTTCTTTTTTAATTCAGCATCCACAAGAATAGACATTTTAGTAGCATCTAATGGATATAGCTCTGCAACAGTTTGATGTTTTTTATCTTTGCTTCCCTTAGTTGGAACCTTTTCCATATACCAGTTACCATAGGCAAGATAGCTTTCAACTCCCATTTGAACTAAGGTTTCAATTGTGTCGTCTGGATTAGGTCTGTCAAAAAATTTAATTAATTCTTTGAGATCTGATTTTTTACCTTTATCATCTTGTTCTGCTTTAATAACATATCCACCACCTAGTACAGCATCACGAATACGAGAAGCACTTTGGATTGAACCTGGAGAATCTGAAAATAATGTTGAAAGTGTTTCATAGTTTTTACCTGAAGTATATAAATTAGCAGTTATTGTATCTGTTGGAGTACCTATACCAGTAGTAACATATCTTCTTGCACTACCAAATTTTCTATCAATTGCTTTAACTGTTTCAATAGACCAACCTTTCTTAGCAGCTTCTAGGGCTTTATTAACTTCTTCTATTACTTCTTTATTATGTTCAGTTTTAAGTTCTTGAGTAATCGCTTTTTTAATTTTATTGACTTCTTCTTCTTTTTGCTTTTCCCACTCAATCTTTTCAGCCTTGACTTTTGCTTTTACATTATCACTTTGAAAAATAGCATTTTCTAAAATTTTAGGGATTTTCATATTTTTTTGAGTTTTTTCCCAGTTTTTTAGGAAAAAAGAACTTCTTTAATGATAATAAAGTATTTTTTTTAAAAATACAATAGTATTTTTAAGCTCCAAGAAATCCTCGACCAGGACTACCTTGTGCTGCGTGATAACAAACTCCTGCTACTGCATCAGCCACATCTTTACTTCCACGTCTAGGGTGGTCAATTTTAGTTCCTTTAAGTTCTTCTAATTGTTGCAATTCTTCTATTAATGGTGGATAGAAGTAAAAATTTAATCGACTATCTAATAATGCAGATTTTAATGTATAGTAAGCTTCTGGGTTTCTATCAATTGAAAATAATTCAGCATTGAACCCTGCTGACTTTAATGTTTGAATTGAGTCAATTGAATTATGAACAAATATACCAGCACTTAATCCAAAATTATGAGTTTTTGGAACTTCTATATCATAAACATCTTCGTATCCATAAAATTTAACTGAAACAACTTTATGGTTATTTTGTGATTTATAATCTCTGAAACCTTTATATCCTAATGATTTTAATCTTCTAATTACAAAATTGGTATTTTTTAGATTTAATTTACTTTTAATTTCTTTTAATGTTTTACTTTCTAAACAGGTTTTAAATAACAATTCATTACTTATTTCTTTATTAAAATGTGGTGATTCTTTTCCAGAATAAACTGGTCTATTTTTCATTTTTTCTATATATTTTTTATCATTATTCCATTTATTTCGAATTATCAGAGCTATTTTTTTAGCAATTTCTTTAGTAGGTGGTTTTAATAATAATGGCAAATTGAATTTTATATTTCTTTCTCGCATTAATTGTGCTTGATTTTCTCGAACACCATCACGAGACCATCTTATTTTATTTGATTTTTGTGTTAACTTTTTATGATATGCAATATGTTTTTTAATATGTAAATATTGAAGGTTATTTGGACTATTATCAATACTTTTAAAGTTTTTATGATGTACAACATTATCTTTAGGTTTTTTTCCATAAATATTTCTAGCAACCATATCATGAGTCATTTCCCAATTATTTGTTTCTGGTTGTAAAACTTTTTGATAGTATCTTGGTTTTATGTCTGTTTTGTTTTTTCTTACTAAAAAATCAGTATATAAAGGCATTAAACTGTCACCTATATTTAAAAATTCAACTTGTTTGTATGTACCATCTTTCATTAACATTGGATGTTCTTTTGTTAAATAAACTTTTTCTCCATTATCTATTTCAATTTCATACACAGGTGCTTTAATTCCAGTTCTTCTTACTGGTTTACAAAAAGCTGGAACTATTTCTTTTTTAGTTAAATCATATGAGTAAATCCATGCACCATTTGTAATTTCATCCATTCTCATATCTGTACCATTAAGTAATTTAACCATTGTACTTCCAATTTCTGATTGCCAACCATCAAATGAGATTTTAGCAATATTGTATCCAATATCTTTAAGTTTATAAATCCATTTTCTCACTTCTTCAAATTGAATTTCATCTCTTGCGCTTTTTGCTTTAATACGAAGCATAAAATCAATAAATATTTTTGGTCTTTTTTCAATCTTTCCTTCTATACTTTTATGTTCTCCCCAACCTGCAAATTTACCCATAGCAAAACCTGCACAGTCTCCCTTTCCTTCTTTATTTAAACCTAAATCAATATGAATAAATCGTTTATCTGAATCATAGTTTTGATTGCTTTGAAGATTATAAAACCATTCTGCAAAATCTCCTGTTTTTAAATCTATTGGATGTTTTCTATTATAATTCGCTGCATTTTTAATAGTATCTGGATCATTAAAGAATCCTTGAATTGCCATTGAAGGTTGTGCTCCATAATCACGCATAGCTCTTTCAGGATTTTGTTTAAATTCATCTTCATATTCAATAGGAACTTTTACTCCTTTCAAATTAGGTAGATAATCACCAAGATCAAAATATTTACCACAAAATACTTCTTTAGGCATTGCATCCCATAAAGGAACTCTGCGTTTGAATAGTTTTGGATTAATATCACCTTCAGCAAACTTTTTTTCAGCAAAATCATAGACGTAGCGTGGAGAAGTAATAATAAAAAGTTTTCCCTTCGAAAAGAAACGAGAACGAATACGTTTCTTAATCTGATTATAAGATTCTTCAGCATAGTCTTTATCTTTAGTTAAAGTATGAAACGAAGCCTCATCGATAACAGCTCCAAAAATATTATATCCAAGTGGAGCTTCTTCGTTTGAACCCACAGGAAGAATATAGATATTTTTATGCATTCTCATTTTAGATTTAATACGAGGATCTTGAGGATAGAATGTTTGGAACCATTTATTATTATCAAGTCTATTTTTTATTTCTCCAAAAACAACGTCTTTAGCTTGATTAAATGATTTAGAAACATTAATAAAGGCTATTTTAGTTCCTTTTGCCATTTTAAAGTATTCTTGAGGATTACGAATACAGAGAAGACGATAAATACTATAAACTATCGCCATAGAAGACACGTAGGACTTACCACTATTATGGGTAACGGTAAAATCATCCATTAAATAAAGATGGTTTTTATCAAGTTCAAAACCATAAAAGTTATCTATTTCTAGTTCTTCTATTTTAAATCCAGTATAAAGAACATTTTTTATTTGCTTTCTTTTAGTACATTGTTTTCTTTTTAATTTAGTAGGTATTTCTTCTAAATTTCCTGATATGGAAACCCTAAAGGAAGAAAATGTTTTTCCTTTAGAAGAAGTTTCTCTTTGTTTTATGTATGCAGCAAATCCTAGCGAACGACATAGATATGCCACGTCTTCACATAAAATAATATTTTTATTAGAAAATTCTAAACAATTATTTCCTTGATATCCATCGCTATCAATTAATCCTGCCAATAATTGTAATCTAATTTTTCTGGAATTTGTTTTATAAACCAATGGAATATGTTTATTATTAAGCAAATTGTATTGTTTTAATTTCTCCAATAATGAATTTCTATTCTTACTTCCGAGATTAGTACCAGTAGTAATATTATAGGTTGGACATGCTTTATTCTCATTTTGATTTATAGAGACTTGAAGTTTAAGTTTTTTTGCTTGTTGATAAATATACTCCATTATTTCTTTATCTGCCGTTGTTATCCCTGTATTATTTTTTGAACCGTCTCCTAGCCAAAGTCCAAGAAGGTATGGATTTATTTCAATTTTCTTTTTGTTAAAGTTAATTCCAGTTCTCCATAATTTCAGTATTCTCTTCATTTTTTTACTTAATTTTAAGTAGTCTGCAATAGATATATTAACTATTTTCCCCGCTTTTTGATCTAACCTACCATTTTTTGCAATAATTCCTTTATTGGTTCTTTTAAGAGAAATCTTGTGGTTTTCATTAACAACAAAAGGATTCCCTTTGGTTGGGATAATTTTATACATTTTTTGTTTACCCCTTTTTAAAGAAGTTACTTTTCTTGAAGTACTATCATCTCCCATCAGCAAATCGCCTACTTTAATATCTTCAACTTTTTTTATCTCACCAGAGTATAAAAGGATTTTTGTTCCTTTTGCATGACATCCAATTCCTGCTATATAGAGAGCTTCTTCATATTTTCCTAAGTTTTCAAATTCTTCAAAAGTTGTACCACTATCGAAGATATCGATTAGGAGTTGTTTATTAAAAGGTCTTGGAGCATCCTGCGGATCAACAAAATTAGGATTTTCCAGAAACTCCTTCATCGTTATTGGTCGATGTTGGTATTGCGGGTGGCTCATTAGAAACTCCATTGTTTCCAACTTGCCCACCTCTGCGTTTTCCAAGTACTTCACGAATTGCTGTGAGAATAGTAGATTGTTCATCTTTTCCTAGTTTATGAAACTCTGTTGCATAATTTGTTAATTTTGTTTCTTCATTAATATCAGGATTAGTTGCATCTCCTAATTCTATTCCTTCAATCTCAGACATCTTATTTAAAATTGATAAAGCTGTATTTAAAAAACTATTTTTAATTGCTCCTTTAGCATCAAGATATTGACGTATAGCTTGATTATATAAAAATTTTAACTTATCTAAAATTTCTGCTCGTTTTTCAGGGTGTGGGACTACTGAAGCCACATCTTCTTGTCTTATATAATCCATATCAGATTTTATTATGGCTTCTGATAATGGAACTTTAACTGTTATATTCCCTACTTTTATTCCTTTATCTAATATAAGAACTATTTGATGTGGCTCATATCCCATTCTTACCAATTCACGAACTTTACCCCTTCTTATGGCTATCTTATTTATTTCCCCTATCTTAGAAGCATCTTCTTTTAATGCTTCTTCAGATATAGGAAATACATTATCTATATCAAGCGCTACCTTTGTCATGTGTTTGTATTTTTAAATATTCAAGACAAATTTTTACAAGACCTTCTGCTGTACTTTCTTCTCCTATTTCTTTAAGTGCTGTTTCAATAATCTTATGTTGTTTATCTGTAAGCATTACTTCAAATTTATATTCAGTTGGCACATCTGATGGTAAATCTTCTTCCTCTCCTTCATTATATTGATTAAAATCAAAATTCATTAGATTTTCCAATCCTTCCTGTTCTTCTTTCGTATATCCTAATTTTTCTTCTATTTCTTCAGTAGAATAAGTTTTATGTAACTCATGAATGACTTCTGCTTCTTTTATTGGGTCATTCTCTCCACGTGCTTTATTTAAACGTAATGTAGAAATCATAGCTTCAGGAGTATCTTTTGCTTTAACTTCAACTTTAATTGTTTCATATCCAAGCTCTCTTGCTGCTTTCCATCTATGTTCTCCATCAATAATTATAAATTCATTTGGTTTATCAGGATCTTCTCTTACTATAATCTCTCCCATTAATCCATCTTCTTCTATGCTTTTGAGAGTTAATTTATAAGTTCTGTCATCCATTTTATTTGGATTATAAGGATTAGGATGAACGAGATTAATATCGACTTCCCTTATATCAGGTTTGTCTTTCATAGTTTAAATAAGATTTACACCACGTCTTAACCAGACTTCAGTGCATAATTTATAAAATTGATCTATCATGATTATATTAAATCTAAGTCGATTATAATACTTTAATTTTCCTGCTTTTTTCTCATCTAGAAGATCAATAATATTAGGATAAAGTCTTTGAATTTGTTTTGTATATTTTAAAATCTTATCTTTATCTTTATAACTGACACCTACAAAATTATTTATTGTTGGAATCATTAATGTTCCTGTTATACAACCAGAGAGCCAAGATGTAGCATCAACACTATAAAAAGGGTATTTAAGAATAAGTCTTGGAGCAAAAATAGCAAAACCATGAACTTTTAATCCTTTCTTTTTAACAATTCTTGAAAAACAACTATTAAGCCATCGATCTAACTTATCTCTTTGTCCCCGAAGCTGTGCAACTCCACCTAAAGCAATATAGTCATAATCTCTTACATAAATATCAAGATATTTAAAATCTTCACCATGATGAAAAGTAGCAAGTGGCATAAGTCCAGCTTTTTGCATATAAAGTTGATTTTTATAAGTCTGTTCTGCATCTCCAATAACATCAAGTCCGCAATAAACAGTAATTTTATGTTTCCATCTTTTTATGAAATCAATATAAGCATCTATGTCTATTTTAGCTCCTGTAGTGAAAGCAGAGAAGGCTCCAGAATCAAGAAAAATATCTTTCTGTCCATAAAGATTAAATATTTGAGAGTTCTTTTTTTCATTCTGTGTTATTGAATAATATGAACAAAGAAGTGATTTTGCTTCTGGAATATTTTTTAAAAAATCATAGAATCCTTCTGATCCTGCCAAATAAAATTTCATATTTTCTTATTAAAAGATTTTCTTTTAAATCTTAATTCTTTTAATTTTTTAAAAACTTGTTCTTGATATGTATCACCCATCATTCTCTTAATAATTCTATGAATTTTAAACATCATTGTATATTCATTTATTGAAAAAGGAGGAAAATGACCTACTCTATCAGCAAAGCTAAATTTATCTTCTCTATATCCTCTTACTGCTTCAAAATTAATATCTTCAGTAACTACAATATCTTTTTCTAAAGCTTCTTTTGTTACTTCAAGTCCATCTTTATTTTCATATGGATAATAAACTCCTACTAAGGGTTGAAACTTCGCTTTAAGACCCCAAGAATTTGTTGAACAAGCAATGGGACACATTAATTCAAATTTAGAAGCATATTTAAGTCTTTCTAACCAAATATCCCCACCACACCATTCAATACTTTTTACTTTCATTAATCCAAAAGCATTCTTTTCATTTTTAGGGTATCCAGCTATTCCAAATTTAACTTGTGAAACTACAAGATCAGGTTCTAGCATACCTAATCCTGCCATCATCATATCTCCAAAAACTTCCCAACAAAAAAATCCTGTAACATTTAATCCTTTTATCTTAAATGTTTTTAGTCTATTATCAAGATTGTCTTCGGGTTTTAAAGCATAAGTTCCTTTTCCTAATACACAATAATTAGGTTCAGCGAATTTAGTTATTTCTCCTTTTAAAGTACCATCAATAAACCACATTTTTTCTTGATTATACTCATCAGTTATCTTTTCAATAAGACCTACAACTAAAGCAGTATTTGTTTCTTGACTTAATTTTTCAAGTTTAGGAAGAATAAAAGATCGTTCAAAAGCTTTTTCTTCAGGCATAATATAATCTCCACCAAAATATTCCTGCGGGGTTATGAATATATCTGTCTTTAAAGCTTTAACTTGAGTTTCTAACCATTCAAATTTATCTTTAAATGTATATTTTTGGAATGGAATACAAGTAGTAATCTTCATTTTTGGTTTATTAGTTGATAAAATTCTTCTTTAGCATGAGGTTTAGTAAAGAAAGCTCCATATAGTTCTGCTGTTTTAACTCCTTCTGCTTCTTGAACACCTCTAAATTTCATACATCCATGAACACCATATACAACAATAGCAATTCCTAATGGATCAACTTTCTTTTTAAAATAATCAACTATATCTTTAGTTAAATCTTCTTGAAGTATAGGTCTTGCACATAATCTTTTTATAAGACGAGGAATTTTAGAAAGCCCTAATACTTTACCTTTTGGGATATAAGCAAAAGAGATTTTAAATTCAATAGGTAATAAATGATGAGGACATATTCCTACTGCTCTAATTTCTTTAAAAGAAACAATTCCATTATATTTACTTGGAAATACTTTAAAATTATTAAAATCTTCATATAGTCCTAAATTCATTTCTTTAAAAGCTCTAGTTACTCTATCTGGTGTTTCTTTAAAATTAGGATCTTTTTTCCAATTTATACCCATTCCACTTAATAATAAAGATATTCCATTTTTTACTAATTTTTCATCAAATTTTTTCATACCCTTCTTCTTGCTCCCCATAGATTAACATGTAATCTATCGAGTAATCTATAACCTCGATTTTTAGCAATTTCTACCACCTTCTTGGCATTTTCTGAAACTTCTGTGGCAGTTATACCTTGTGGCATTAAAACTATTTTATTTACATCTAAATTAAATGGTTTAATAAAATCGTTTTCTACTTCTTCAACATCTTGTTCTCCCATAACTACAAATTTAAATTGAACATCTATTTTATTTAAAATTTTAATTACTTCTGGTTTAATTCTTGCTGCTCTTATGTTTTTACTATTTTCAAGTTTAGGAGAACAGTTAAATTGACATTTTGCAAGTTGTTTCTTAGTTGGAATAATTGTTCCATTTGTTTCTATTTCAAACTTCCAATCAGGCATTAAATCCATTAATTGATCTATCTTATCTCTTTGAAGCAGAGGTTCACCTCCAGTGATAACTACTCTCTTTTGCTTCTTTGGATTCTTACAGAGCCAAGCTTCTTCTAGTCTTTGAGCCACTTCTTGAGGAGTTAATTCATAGCTTTCTGTCCAAAATTCTTTACATTTAGGATTCCATGCATACCAAGCATCACACCAAACACAACGAAGATTACAAATATGAAGTCTTAAGAAAACAGTAGGTTCTCCCATCGATTTTCCTTCTCCTTGAATAGTATAAAAAATACCATCTCCTGAAAGTCTGAATTTATCCATACTTAATCGTATATTTTGAGGTTTTCTTAATGAAGGATCGACTTCTTGATCTGCAACATCAAAAGCACGAATTAATTCAGGATCAAAACTTTCTTTTATTCCTCCCCCATATTCTCTTATAATTTGTTCTTTAGTTGACATATTCGCTATAAATTGCTGAATTTGTAGGTGTTTCAAAAACTATAATTTCTTCTAGTTTAATATTTTTAGCAACTGCTTTTAAAACTGCTTCTAAATCTTTATAAATATCATGAGCAATATTTTCTGCAGTAGTGTTTTCATTCATCCATACAATCCACTCTTTTTCAGTATCAACTTCTTCTAAAGATTTTTCTATTGCTTCATTTAAAGGATCTCCTACTTTAAGAAGTAATTTATGATCGTATTTTTTATCAATATGATCTTTCATTACTTTTTTTAAATCTCCAAAATCCATCGCAGCTCCCCAATGAAGTAGATTGTTAGAAGAAACTTTAACTTTAACTAAATATGTATGTCCATGAATTTTTTTACATTTACCTGCATAATTTGAAAGTCTATGAGCAGCATCAAAAGTTATTTCTGCTACTAATGAATATTTCGATTTAGTTCCTTTATCTGTTCTTATTTCAGAATTCTGGTTGTCCAAGGTGTTTTCTAACATAGTTTAAAAATTTACCTAGTAATTCTAGGTTAATAACTGCTAATTCAAACTTACTATTATGTTCTCTTACAACAAGAATAGGAGTATCTGAAGGTTTTTTACAATATTTATCTTTAAGTTCTCTATAAAGTGAAAAGATTTGAGAAGTTTTTCTATATTTAGTATCTATTTTAAAAGAAGGAAAATCTGGAATTTCTACATCTATATCTGAAATCCCGAAGTCATAACCTCTTGAAATACGCTTTCCTTTTAGGACTTTTGCTGTATCTCTTTCGAGCTGTTTCCATTGATGACTCATAATTTTACTAAAACTTATACCTTATTATACTTAATCATTTTTTAATTAAAAATACAAGTGTTTTTGTGCAGGAGTCAGGATTCGAACCTGAGTTTACTTATTTTTCATTTATGTTTAGAGGGAATTGAATCCACGAGTAATCGTAGGCTCAGGCTCCCTCGAAACTAGATTGATTGTTGACATAGAGCTAGAGAGCTTGTTTTAGTATGTCGGGTTAAGTTGTGCTAACCACTGCACTACTCTCGCATTATAATGTTGACATTATAATGTTATATTTTGACTACATTATAATGTTAAAGAGCTTTTAAAAAAGCTTATATATATTTTCTTAATTATCAAATGCTCCTTCGTCAGGGCTCGAACCTGTATCACTCGCTTAACAGGCGAGCGCTTTACCAATTAAGCTACAAAGGATTGGTTCTCCGCCAAGGTTTCGAACCTCGAATTTCTGGGTTCAAAGCCCAGCGTGTTGCCAATTACACTAGTGGAGATTTATTTTTAAATGTTCTTATTCTATGACAATTTGCACAAACTACGTCACATTTTTTAATTTCTAATTTTTCAGACTTCTTTTTATTAGGAAAATTCATAGGGTTTTATTTGAGATTTTGTACCCCATAGATGATTTGAACATCTATCCTTGCCTTAGAAGGGCATAGCTCTGTCCAATTGAGCTAATGAGGTAACAATAAAATTAATTTTCATGGTTCCCATCCAACGATTTGAACGTTGATTAACTGGTTCAGAGCCAGTTGACCTGCCTATTAGTCGAGTTGGGAAATAAGTCAGAATAGCTAGTGCTGCCCTAGCCGCCTCTTGGTCCCAGGCCAAGCGTTCTGCTGCTGAACTATATTCTGAATAAGCATGTTCTAAAGGAGTTGAACCCTTACTATCCGCTTTGGAGGCGGAGGTGCTACCATTACACCAAGAACATTATTAGGCTAGAGATAATATGACTACCCGAAGGTAAATCTGTTTATCTGTAGCTTAATTATATTTTACTTCCTATTTTTTAATTTAACAACTGTTTTTATATTCTTTATATAATTTATCTATTTTATAATCACAATAACTACGAATGTTCTCTTTAAATATTTCTGAAATTTTAGGATCTTTTTCTTGATTTTCCAGAAACTTTGCTAGAGAAACCATTCGTTCTAGAAAACAACTAAGTTTTATCTTTGTTATTTTGTAATGTGGCATTTTCTAGATAAATAGCTGGAATTTCAGAACCTGATAGGTAAGAATCTATGCTTTCTTCTGAAATCTCTACAAATCTATTTTTTATACCACAATTAAAACAATATCTTAAATTGCGTTTAGAAAACTCATTATTTTCTTTATTTTCCAATTGAATAACTTCCTCTTTACTGATTATATAATGAACTGTATTACAGTTTTGACACAGTGCATATCTAGCATTTTCCATATTTATTTTTTAGCTGATTTTTCTTCTTTTACATTAGTTTCAGGTTTTTCGTTTGAAGCAACAGGTGTTGTTTCTTTCTTTTCTTCCTTAACTTTAAGAGTTTTTTTAGTCGCATCTTCTGTCTTGCTTTCTACTTTTGGTTTTGGTAAGTAGTCTTCTTTTGGATCAGTCAAGACAAAGAATTGAAGCTTATCAGCGACAGCTAGAATTTCTACTTTAGCTACTGGTACTCCTGTTCTATTAAAACTACCAACAGCTTGATTTAGTTTTCTGATGTCATCGTATTGATATAGTTTCATGGTCTAATTATGCACCTCCCTTCGATATTGCATGGATGTTTTAAATAATAGACTAACAAATAGAATAATAATATATTGATTAATACAAATGTAAGACCAAATAGACTTACAACAATATCAAAGTGTTTTTTATCAGCAAAAAAAGAAGCAAGTCTATTAAGTTTTTTTTCAGAGAGCCACATTGTAAATCTCTTATGTATTATATCGTCAAACGCATCAGTACAATGTTTTAATGTAAGTTTTTTCCAAAAGCATTTTATAGCTTCTAGTAGAAAGACTCTTTGATTAGGTAGAAATAAAGCCAAAATTGCAAAGTAGAAAATTAAAGCTAAGCATGTTAAACAAAACATATATTTGATTATAACAGATTACTTAAAAATATCTTCAGAAACTATTGGTTCAGGTAATTCAGGAATTAATGATCCTTCTTTAAGTTCTGGATATTCTTCGCTTTGAATAACAACATCAAAGTTATTAGTAAGCATATTATAATTTACTCTTATTACTTCTGCATCTTTGGGAATGCTATTCTTCATAGCTCTTTTACAAAGTTCAGCTATTATTTGAGCTGGAACCTTTAAGTATTTTACTTTAAGACTTTTCATTTTGGTAATGAATAATAACCATTAAAAGCTGATTTACAAACTTTAACTCTATTTGCAATTTTCTTTTCTTGTTTTTCTATCTTCTTTTTTAATTCTTCAACTCTTTCTTTTGTTGGTGGTCTATTTAATAACTCTCTTTTTAATTGATCTCTATAAAAATGTAAAATTTCATAATCTCTATCTCTCATAATTCTTACTCTAGTTGTTTTCATATTTTTTCCCAAGGATACTCTTTATTTCCAAAATGACCTTCTCTTGCTGTTTGTAAATATATTGGTCTTCTTAAATCAAATTTTTCAATAATAGCTTCGGGTCGACAATCATATCTAAAGTCTAATTCATGTTTTACTTCTCCATTAATAATTGCAGTAGTCATAATAGGTTCTGTCTTACCTATAACATATCCAATTTTAACTAAAACTTCTTTTGCTCCATAAGTCTTCATTAATTTAAGAGCAATCCAACGAGCCATATAAGCACCTGATCTATCAACTTTAGTTGGATCTTTTCCTGAGAAAGCACCACCACCAATAGGAACTCTTGGACCATATTGATCTACTACTATTTTTCTACCTGTTACTCCACTATCAGCATCAAAACCACCATTATTAAATGATCCTGTATTATTACAATAAGCATTAAAGTCTGTTTTATGTTTAAAGAAGGTTCTTAAGTATAATTCTAAACTATCTTTTGTTTCATGTTGAATAGAAAGAACAACCTCTGTTATTTTTCCATCTTTAATAGTAACTTGACTTTTACCATCTCTTGCTTCAAAAGGATTAGAGCTCCAAGATTTAAGTAACTCTTTAGCAAGATATAATTCTTGAGGTATTTTCATTTCATTTTCATCACAAGCGTAACCTATTACAATTCCTTGATCTCCAGCGCCACCTTTATTTACTCCTTGCGATATTTCAGGACATTGAGTAATAATATTACTTAAAACTCCAATATCTTTTTTAGTTAAAGAAAAATAAGTATCTCTTGCTACTTGTGCAAAATCTACCCTTCCTTTTGTAGTTACTTCTCCTATAAGAATAAGAGAATTATGTCCTCCTAAAGTCTCTACTGCCACTCTTGAAAAAGGATCTTGTTTAAGACATTCATCAAGAACTGCATCAGAAATTTGATCGCAGATTTTGTCAGGATGTAAAAAAGTAACTGATTCAGCTGTGTGTGTCATAGTTATCTTTATAATTTTTAATATATTTCTTAATTCTTTGTCTTTCTCTTTTTATATCTAAAACTAAAGATTGTGCCAATCCATTTTTCCAAACATTTATTGATCTTTTAGGAATATCAGATAAAAATATTTTCCATTGATCTTTATATCCTAATTTATCTATTCTGTTTTCTGCAACTTTACTTATTTCTATTTTTTCAATTTTTGCTCCTTGAGTTAAATAAAAAGCAGCTTCATAAGTACAATCAGTAAAATAATCAACTTTAATATATCTATTGCTTGGAGTTTTTGAAGTTACAGCTCCAGGAATATCTTTATTAAGGTATGATGCAATTTTATTTAAAAATACTGCAATTTTATGTTTCATTTTTCTTTAAAAAAAGAACGAAAATCGTTTTTATCAAGAACAACGATTTCTGTTCCATCTGATAATTCTATTGATAAACAAGGTAGCTTTCTACATTTTAAGGCTTCTTGATAAATCTTATTCCAAATATCTTCTGTTATTGTAAAGCCTTTATGTTTTGTTGTCTTACAATCAATTAAAAATTGACCAATATCAACATCCCCAGGTGCAAAAAATAATCCTCCACTTCTAGGTCTTAATTTACCTCTGAAAAGAGTTTTATCTTTAAACTCCTTTTTCTGCCACTGTTTCATTTTTTATTTTCTTACTGAAAAAATATTTAACTCCTATAATCCCTATTACGAGTACAACTAGTACCCAAAATAACCATCCTAAAGAATTTCCTTTAGGTTGTGGTGTAGGAGTTGGTTCAGTAAATTGAATAATAGATGAATGAGTGCTTATCTCTTCACCATTAATATCACCTATTGGAATAGGTGTTTCTATGAAATTTCCATTTCCATCAGCAATTAACATATTATTCATCTCCTTTTATTAAATATTAGAATTTATAATAAAACCTAAATAATTATTCTTTCCACCATGCAATAATAACCAATAACCAAAATAAAATATCAACATAAGACATAATAGCAAGGTTTATAAATAACATAAAAATACCAAGCATAACCATATAAAAATTGACCTTCTTATTTTCTTTTAGACTCATATAAGATAAGTCAAAAAAGACTACGAATGGTAAAAGTTGTAGAGCTGTAATTCCACCAATTAATGCGAAAACTATTAATATTAATGCAGATCCTGTAAGTGCTTTTTTAAACATAATATTTTATTCTTTAATTAATAATTATAATAATATATTAATATCAAATTATTTTAAAAAGGAATGTCTGAGGGTTCGATATTTTCTTTTAAATCTTCTTTCTTTAGTTCTTCAACTTTTTTATCGGGTTCGGGTGTATCTTCAGATTGTTGTATTCTTTTTTTATTATCTAAAACTATAACTTCATTTGCAACTATTTCAGTAATATAATGATCTACTCCTGCTTTATCTTTCCATGTTCTATTTACTATTCTACCTTCTACAAAAACCTTACTTCCCTTCATAGTAAATTGAGGAATAATTTCTGCTAATTTACTCCATGCAACTATTCGATGAAACATTGTTTCAGATTTTTCTTGTCCTTGAGAATCTTTCCATTCTCTATTAGTCGCAACTGAAAATTGACAAACAGCACTCCCATTAGGAGTATATTTTAGTTCAGCATCTCTTGTAAGATTTCCAATCAAGAGTACTTTATTTAGTGATCTTGCCATATGATTTGTGTATAATTTTTAACTCTTTCTCCCATCGTTCAATATCTTTTTTTGCTTGTCTACCAAACGTGGGGTGGTTTAAATACGCTTTTGTAGCGTGAATTTTTAATTTTAACCACAGAGATCTTGGCATTCTTTCTCATAGCTCTTTACTTATAGAAGCTAGAAGAAAACCAAATTCCATATAGTTAAGCTTTATAGAAAATTCTTTTAGATTCATATATGAAAAATTATTGTTTCACTTATATCTTTTATAAATTCTTTTAATGGAATTGCATAAGAAAATGTTGTATACATATCATTTTCTGCTCTTATTTCCTTATAATTCTTCTTAATCTTATCTGCGTTTTTCATAACATATAACCATAAAAGGTGCATAGGAATTAACAATATTCTATTTATTGGCTCATAGAAATAAACAATATAATCACATTGATCTTTAAAAGTCCATCCAGGTTTCTTATTTTTTTCATCTGAATAAATTTCTATTAAAAAATCATAATATGCACTCCTTCTTATTTTTTCATCAATGCTGATATTGCTCCCATCTTGAAAGTGTAAAATGACATCTATCCCCTTTTTTTGTCTTAAAATATCATAAACTCTTTCAATCTTAATAAGTTTTCTTTTATTAAATATAGATTGATAAAATTTATCTAATTTCTCAATTATTTTTTTATCTAAAGAATAACTATTATCTTTCTTAAAATCATTAATTTTCATAATTGATTACCAAAAACAGTCCATTTATCATTATATTTCTGTCTAGCAAATAATTCTAAATATTTACCATTTGGAAAATATTTTTCTATAAGAGAATAAAAATAGTTTGGTTTTTTACTATGACTTGTTCTTTTTTCTTTATAAACAGAGGATGCTCTAATATTGGGATCTGGGACTGAAACTTGTCCTTTAGTTGCGACTAATAATAATTCATGCTGTCCTCTAAACCAATAACCCATACCTATTATTTCTTTATCCCATATCATATGTGTTTTATATTCAAATCCCCATGCTTTGATTACTTCTAATGCCTCTCTTAATTTTGGTGCTGTTGCCCATAAAAAAATAACACAATTTTCATTTAGCAGGTTTGTAATAGGCATATTTTTTATTTCCTCTAATTTCATAGTTGGATATTTATTTTCAATTTCTCTATTTTCTGTCTCTGTAAAGTCATATTTCCAAGGTGGATCGGCATAAATAACATCATATTTCCCCTCTGGCAATATTGGAATTGGTAAATTTTTATGTTCTTTTTTTATTAATTCTCTTTTTACCTCTGGTATTGTTTTTTTCCCTTGTTTTACTTCCTCGTATAAATCAGGGGATTCCTCTTTTAATTTCTCAACTTGTCTTATATATTCTTTATTTGCCCCTACAAGTTTTGCTGCTATTTGTTTAGCTTCGCCTTTTTCTCGTTCCGCAATTTTTTGTGGAACGAGAGTTTTATCGCCTTGTTTTAAATTAGATAGTTGTCTTTCTTTAGCTTCTTTTTCTAAGTTGGGTAATACGTCTAATGCTATACAAGCTAATTGAGAGGAATTTAAGTGTCGTCTTTTTATATTAAGAGAAAGAACATAACTTACAGGGCTATCCCCTTGATAATTTTCATATTTAGGTTCAATATTTAACTCTTTACAGGCTTTATAACGATTTCTACCGTCTAATATCTTATACTCATAAAGCATAATAGGGTTAAATAATCCATTGGTTTGAATATCAAGTTTCAATGCTTTATATTCGTCGTCAGACATATTGGGAATGATATTGGCCAATTCATGTGTTTCCATATTATTTTGAGTTTAATTTTATTAACTTTTCTTTGAATTCTTTATTATTTCTGATTTCATTTTCTAGCTCCTCTCTACCCTTAAAAGATTGTCCTAAAATATCATATATTGGGCCACGTCTAATGATTTTACCTTGTATAAGTAACATCGATACTAATTCATCAGCATCGTCAAATACTACTTGTTTATCTTTACTTTCTAAGTCAGGATGATAAAAGATAAAATAACCATCTCTGAAAGGTGGGCTTACCTTAGATTTAGTTACTTTAAACTTCACATGTTGTCCTATTATCTTCTTATTCTCCTCCATTAACTCCCCACGTCTTACATCTACTCTTAAAGAGGCATAGAATCCTAAAGCACGACCACCTGTGGTAGTTTCAGGATTACCATAGGCTGTAGGCTTTTCTCTAATCTGATTAATAAATAGTATTAATGTTTTATTTTTAGAGGCTTTACCTGTGATTTTACGAAGTGCACGACTCATAAGACGAGCATGAAGTCCCATTGTCTGTTTTTCCATTTCATTCTCCTCCTCATAAAGAGGAACGAGACTTGCCACCGAATCAACAACTATTAAAGCTATTTCTGTTTCAAGTAGTTTGTTAATAATATTAAATACTTCTTCACCTGAAGATATTTGAGAAATAATTAAATCTTTAGTATTAACTCCTATTACTTCTGCGAAAGCAGGATCAAAAGCATTTTCAGAATCTAGATAAGCTACTTGCTTACCTAGTTTTTGAAATTCTACTATTGTTCTTAGAGCAATTAGACTTTTCCCACTTGAAAATGGACCATATAACTCTACAGTACGTCCTAAAGGAAATCCACCACCAGTTGCCCAATCTAAGTAAGGACTACCAGTAGATACTCTCTCTGTTTCAATAGTAGGCATATCTTTTAATCTACCTATAGTATTTGCTCCGTACGTTTTATTTAGTTCGTTAATAGTTTTCTCAATTTTGTCTGTCATAAGTTTCAGGTGAATGGCTCGCATACATTCTTGCTTTTAACTCTTGGTCTGCTGAAATCTTTTTCTGAAGCATTTCCTGTTTAAAGAAGTCATCTACAAGTTTTTCTCTTTCTTTAAAGTCTTCAAATACAAATTCTGCTCGTCTTTTATTTGCCCAATCTACTGAAAGAAGTTTTTTCTCGTTCATAATGAGCCACGAAGCTATGTGGAAGTTTGTCGTTTTATATTGTTCTTTCATATTTTCTTTATTTTCAATTGCTAATAAATTGTACTAAATTTGTA